GGTGTCTGAGCCAATCCTCTAGGCCAAACACCATACTTCTCTCGATACTTGTTATTCGCCCAATACGGGTTGTAACTTCTGTTGTAAGCAATTGCCAAAAGCTCTGAGTAGAAATCTTGCTTGGAATCCTTACCCGCCCCATTGTCAAAACCAAGCTCGACCAACTCACCCTCAATAGCTGCAATCTGCTTTCTTGGTTTGACATAACCACAAGCCGCACAGTTATAGGTGTTCTTCACCCACAACGCACCGCACTTGGGACACTTTTGCTCTTCCTTGGCCTGCTCTGTCGGTTCTTTCTTGGCCTTGTCTACCTTCTTGTCCAACTCACTCACGCCGTCCGTGTAAACCTCGTCCCAATCATCCCTGAAGCGCAAGTAATTGCCCGAATGGTCTAACCACAAACCAAACTCTTTGTTGGGCGCTGCCCTCATGACCCGCCCCATCTGCTGAACATGGCTGGACAAAGATTTTGAGAACGGCCTCGCTGATACACCAATCATCACATCAGGCACATCAAACCCTCTGGTCAATATGTCTGTCGCAATAAGGCCGTGAATCTCTGTATCAGGCTTGCTGAAATCATCAATCACGTCCTGTTTGTATTGACCGTCCTCTTTGTAAGAGATAGAAACAAAGTTATAGCCCTTCCGTGCAAACTGCTCCACCAAGTCCCTGCCGTGGTCTACGCCAGCACAAAAGACAATCGTCTTTCTTGGTTTGCCAAACACTTCGTAGGTTTTCTTTTCCCACTCAGCAACAATGTCACCAGTGATTTGCATCCCCCGCTTGGTAACTTCGTCTGGACTCCACTCGCCAGCAACCTTCTTTGCGCCCTTCATGTCAATCTCTTTCGAGATAAACACCCGCAACGGGGCAAGCCACTTGTTCTGAACCAAGAACTCTGTCGTTGACCCAACAACTACGTTTGAATAAATGGAACCAAGCCCTTTAGTGAAAGGGGTTGCCGTAAGCCCAATCACTTTAATGTTGGGGTTACTCTGGATAATCTCTGTGGCCTTCTTGCGTGTGATGTGGCACTCATCAACGATAAGCAAATCAATGTCTGGAAGGGTTGTCCTGCGCTCAAGGGTCTGCGATGAACAGATTTGAATCTTCTCACGCTTGTCCTGATTCCAATGATTCGCTTGGATGACACCATGCCGGATGCCATACTTAAATAACCTGTTGCTGGTTTGGTCGATTAAAACAATACGGTCCAACAACATGGCAGCACGTTTGTAATTCTGTGCCGTGGCCTTCATGAGATAGATGGCTACCTCAGTCTTGCCAAACCCCGTGGGGGCATAAAGAAGCTGGCATCTGTGGCCGTCTTTAAAACCATCACGGAGTTTGTCCACCACACCCATCTGGTGTTCTCGCAGGACGAGTGACATTTAAATGCCTATTTTTTTCTTCAACGAATTGAGTTGACGAATCAACTCTGCGTTCTTCTGCTGGAACATGTCCCGACTGTCCCGCAGCGTAGCAATCTCCATGTCTCGCATCTTCAATTCCTCCCGCAGCTGCTGGACCGTCTCCAGCAAATCTTCCTGCTCAATCTCTGTTGCATCCCAACGCTTTGACGCAATCACGTCCTTTGCCGCCGTCAACTCTTGATGCAACTCTTCAATCGTGTAGGAAAGTTCTTGAATCTTGTCGTTCTCTACTGTCCCACTTGGGATAGTGGGCGTTACTGTCCCATGTGGGATAGTGGCCTTTTCTTTCTTCGGAGCCACTTTGTCTGACTTGCCAATCTTGTCCGTTTTCATGGTGAGCTTCTTGCCGTCCCTGACGTAAGTCACCTGTGCTGGGGCTTCAGTTAATTCAGCCCTCCACCTTGAAATTGTGGAATTGGATTTGCCAAGTTCTTTGGCTATCTGTCTGGTTTACCAATCTTGATACTCTTTTGATGTGAAGTAATAGTTGGCAATCGCCTTCCATTCCTCTACCGACAAAGGGATGCCGTGTTTGTTGTTGGCCGTTCTAGCAAAGCGTTTAGCATCTTCCAAAGTGCCTTGACGAACGTCACAATCAATCGCAGTATTGCCGTTCTTTTTGTATGCAAAGAAACGGTGAAATCCGTCTGCAAGCCAGTAGTCAACACCATCATGAAAAACTACAAGGGGCGGAAATACAATTCCCTCTTTCATCAGTTCTGCATATTCAGCTACCTTGTCTTCATGCAGCTTGAACCGAACCTGAGTGCCACCGTCTGTGCGGATGGCTAGAGCATTTATCTTTTTCAATCATTTCTCCTAGCTGAAGGGTCAGTTTATAAAAATTACAAAATTGGCGCAAGTTAGTTTTTTCCATAACTACGCAAGGTGAACTGGTGATGTTCACGTTCTCCACCTCATGTGTCAGTGACAACAAAAGGCCAAGTGCGCAGGACGGGCAGTTCATCGGGATACACACTAACGCCGTCACAGTTGTGTATGCCTGTGTGAGTCCCCTTACCAAGGCTCACACCCACCAGTTAGTCTTTCTGGCAGGATAGTCTTTTCTTCCACGCCGCCGATTTCATGCGCTTGCTGTCGTGTGGAGTACGCCCAATTTAATGCCTAGGGATGGCAAATCCTTATAGCGTGGCTACATCCACCAATTTTCCGTGTTCTATGCCAACACGGTGCTTAATTTCAATCATGCTACGGATTGGATACCGTATGCCCCCGGCTTGATGATTCGACCAGCCGCACGGATTATTCGGGAACTGCCCCCTAGCCCATGTGATTGATGATGGCGACGGGAATCGAACCCGTAACCGTCCCCTGCCGAGGCCGCTCTACCGCATCTTCGTCTGCCGACTAGCTGGTTTCAATATATGCCAGCGCCTTGTTGAGCTACACCATCATCAATCACACGGTTGCATACCGGTTACGCTTTCCTTCCGCGCCACCACGACTGGGGTGCTTGCTATCGTGCGGAGTACGGGTAGGCCAGAAAGCAAAAAACCCATTGGTGAACGAGCTTTAGGCTTGGTTGCCGCATGAGAGCCTGCACTGACAGGACATCCCAGCTTTGACGAAGCCCGCTCACCAATGGGTTTGCGGTTGCGTTTCAGTGAACTACAACGGGTTACCAATCCGTTGATGTTTTGGATTATACACACAACCAATTCGGTTGTGTCAACAAATTAGTTGTTGGTGGCTCACATAAAGCAGTGTTACCTAGAAGGAATAGAAGATGAATTGACTCCATCGGCGCTAACCCGATGCACCACCAACGGCTCAAGTATACGAAAAAAAACCCCCAAGGGTGAGCTTGAGGGTTAATTACACTTTTAACTGCTAGGATAAAAAGTGCGTCAGGTGATGATGGCAACTGACACAGCTATTGTATCACTATTTGGTCATTCTCAAATAGCCAGCCGATGGTCTTGCGGTGTGCGTCCTCCCACAGTTCCACTCGCTCGTCTTTGCTAAGTTTGCTTCCTTGGTCAAGTTCCATGTGGCAGCTGTAACAGAGAGCAGCCGCCCGATAATCATGTGCTTTGATACCTCTGCCTTTTCCGTCTCGTAATTGGTTTGAGTGCGCTGCGACAATAGTTCCATCTTTTCTTCCACAATGTTGGCACGGGCTTTCTCGCAGTAGTTCGAGCAGCCGTTTATTTCTATACATTTTAACTTGACCTACTCATGTGTTCTCTCCTTGAGTTCAGCAAGTCGTTCTTTTGCGCTTGCAATCATGTAGTTATAGATGACTGGGTCTTTTTCTTTAAGGCGTTTTAAAAGTCCATCCAACCATGTTTCATCCTTTGGCAAATCTTTCAATAACTCCATTAATTCTTTACGTGTTGTCATGTGTTTTTGCTCCTAAGTTTGGCTTCAAAAGCCTTATACAAAGTTGTTGGGAACATCATGCTGGTGCCGCCGTCAGTCCAATGCTTGTCAACTTGTTCTTGAATCTGTGTGTATAGCTGGTTAACCTCCTCATCCGTCAGCCCTACCCATGTGCGCTGTGGTGGGGGTTCATTACGCTCATGCTCCTCTTTTGGCATTACCCAATGTGGATTCTCGGATAACTTCTTGTCAGCCCATGCGTTCAACTCAGCAATCGTGAACCAAGCACGTTCAACCGTAGGCTCCTGCAACTTAACAACAGGTTCTTGGCTTTCTGCCTTGCATTTATCGCATTGGCAAACCACATGAAGTGGCCCTTCAACTTTCATTGCTTGATTCATGCTTCCCTCGCTTTCAGCATTGCATCTGCCATATCGTAAGCAAGACCCGCCCAATTGGAATAAATACCGACTTCACCTCTTGTTGCGCATCCAGTGATTGCCGCTTGCATAGCCTTTGCCGCAAAGTAGTCCCGCAGGGTCATACCCGTGCAAGTTAAATCGCCATGTGTCCACGGAAATGCTGTAGGTGTTTCGCTCATGTGTTCTTCTCCTCGGCGTAGCCGTTCTTTTGCTTGAGTTTGGCTTCAATGCGTCTTGCGTAAACATCAATGGTCTGTGTTGGCAAACCTTGTAAGCATTCTTGTATTTCCTCATCCGTTAACCCAACCCATTCAC